GCGCAGCAAAACGCAGTTCTTACAGATATGACAAGACCAGAAAGTCAAAAACCTACAACATTAGCGGAGTAATTAATGGGGGCTAAATCTGTATTTGATATCGTCGCTGGTAGTTTAAAGAATAGCGTGGCCCGCCGTATGGAGAGGGCGCAGGATCAAGGGTACACGGAAGATTTGTATCACGGGACGCACTCGGATTTTGATTCTGTTGACCCTGACAAAGTGGATTTGGGTATTCACTTAGGCACAGATCAGCAAGCTAACAACCGTTTGAAAGACACGCGAGGTTCTGGAAGCCGCTACTCAGGAGATAATTTTAGAGAAGGCGCAAACATAATTCCTGTAAAAGCGCGTTTAGGCAAATCGCTAGAGATGTCAGACGTTGGAGATTGGAGTAACAGCAATCAAGTTTTTGAGGGTCTACGTCATAACAAAGCGTTTAATAGCGATGATGATCAATTCCTGATCAACAACATTCTTGAAGAAATAGATCAGTTGTATGCAGAGATGGGAGAAGATTTTCTTCAAAGTCCTGAGAACAGGATGATGCTAGATGAAGCCAGAAACATAATTAAAGGCAAGGGCTACAACTCTATAAAATATCTGAACGAAGTTGAAAATAACTACGGATCAGGTGCGGGCATAACAAAAGCGGGTGATGCAAGGTCGGCAGAGTTACGAGAGCAAGTAAAAGCTATTGACGATGGTGTTCGGGCGCGTATGCCGAAAAAAGAAGTACCCCCCATGAACGCTACCCAAGAGCAAATAGAAAATTACATCAGTTATAACCCTTTAGACTTCACAACCTCTGCGGAAACGAAAAAACGTGATGCGTTAATGACCGAACTAAACGGGGTCTTTGATAACCCGAAATACCAACAAGACCCTAATTCGTACATATCATTAGACCCTTCAAACGTGCGGTCGAAATATGCTCAGTTTAATGATGGTGAAAGCGACAACCTGTTAGCCAGCGTGGGTACTACTGCGTTGGGTGCTGTGTTTACCGCTTCAGCCTTGGCTCCCCAGGATGCAGAAGCTGGCCCAGTTGCAAACGCGATCCACATTGGTCAGCGAATAATAGACCTGGGCATGTTAAAGGCTGATTCGATCAACAATCCAAGAGCGATAAAACTCGCAACTAATAAGTACAACAAGCTGATGAAAGAAAATGAGGCTTTTGCTGACAGAGAGCGAAAAGCCTACGCAAACGGTTTTGAGACGATCTTTAACCCAACTGAACTACCACCAAGAAAAATAATAACGCCAGAAGATTTGCAGGGTAAAACAATAGCGCCTGTTCGCGGAGACAGAAGTGACCTTGGACACTTGACGCAGGTCGGTGGTCAAAAAGTAGACGTTGACGTTCAGGCCGGTAAGAAGTTTACCCGTCAAAACGGCGGGTGGGCATCGGCAGAAGGTATTGCTCAAGGCCAACACGCTAAATTAGTGGACGCTGCGGAAGCCACTCAAAACGATGTCGTTGGTGTTTATAACGCTATGGGCGAGGACTCTGTCAATTTCAGTACGCCAATTGCACAGGGGATGTTTCAGCAAATACCTGCACTTCAAAAGCTAGACCTTGCAGATGTCAAAAAGTTTGATGAAGAAGTGAGAGCGTTTAAAAAGACCACTAAGAAAAAAGACGGGACAACAGTTGTTTCATATCCGATGAAAGATTGGGTCGGACTCGATCACCCAGAAGCTATGAGCCAGATTATGGGTAAAGACGGCTACCCCCAGCATGGCGCTCTGAGAACAGTCTTAACGACGACTATGAAAAAAGCGCACTATCGAGATCGAGGGTTCCCTAGCTACGAAGAGATGGTCAAAGCAGTCGAAGACCCTGAACTTGCAGGAGCAAATTATGGGGACTCAGGCATCAGCACATACAATGTGGACGCATCGAAGGGTATCGAGCCAATCGATTACCACGACAGCTACTCACATAGAATGCCTGGTGACGATAACGGCGGTCTTGAGCAATCTCTGCCTTTTGAGGTTTTCTTTCCCGAAAGCTATAAAAGGTACAGGAACACGAAAACTCGGTCTGGGAAGCTAATGACTCACGACCAGGCAATTGTGGCGATGAACATACGGAAAGATGGGTATGAAGTTGCTGACCAGAAATGGCTCGATGGAGTAGAGAAGTACAAGGCGGAAATAGCAGCAGGCACAATAACCGCCGGTTTTGCTGGATCAGCCGCCGCAGCCGAACCGGACACAGGCGAAAAGAACTACGATGCGATCTACGCGGAGCGGGATGCCAGAAATACGATGAGTCCCCGTGAGCGCAAACACGCGCCAAGAGCCTCAAAGGCTTTGCGGGATCACACGCTTTCAACAATGCTCCCTTCGTTTGGCAACGCTGTACAAGGGGTGATTGAAACTGGCGCAGAAACCCTCGACTACTTGAACCCTGTTAATCTGTTACGGTTGCAGTACGATCCTGCCAACGAGGGTCTTAGCAGATTCACGGCACCTTCTATAGTGAGTCCGGTGGGCAACCTTGTTGACCCTGTGGTGAAGCCTCTTTTGTACGACGAGGATGACCCAGAAGCTGAAGAAAGGGCAGAGCAGGCAAGAAAAGTAGGTGCCTTATTTAGTCCTATTTAAAAAAAATGTGATTTATTTGCTATTTAGCTTGTAAGTCATTGATTTATAAGGGGTATTGTACAAGCCATCATCGGCGCAACCGAAATAATTCTCTTTGTTTTCAAGCACTTAACTCCATGCTGCTCCATGTCCTTGCCTTTACAGATCGGGGTAAAACGGTACACTGCCCTTTCAAGATGTGACTCAGGTTGCAATTTTGAGATAAAAAACATAAATAAACTGTTGTAGAAACAGTCAAATTATAGGGCGAGTTTAGCATGGCAACATTTACAAAGAAAAAGACATCAAAAGGTGTTATCAGACACATGGCACAAATAAGGCGCGTTGACCTGAAGAAGCCAATATCTAAGACATTCACCCTTAAAGAAGATGCCAAAGCGTGGGCCAGAGACACTGAGGCCGCTATTGAGCGTGGCGAGTATTGCCAAGAAGAAACAAATTTCGGGTTGCTGTGCCGCAGGTACTCATCTGAGTTGTGGCCTATACAAAAGTGGGGTCGGACTAAGAGCGATCACATAGAGTACCTCAGACGCTCATCTCTGGGCCGTTTAAAGTTAAAAGACCTAACTACCAAGGCTATTATGGACTACGCCATAGGCAGAGGTAGACACCCGTCTACGGTGATGGGCGAGATGATTCAACTTGGGGTGATCCTATCTACTGCTAAAGATATGTGGGAATTAGACTACGACCTCGAAGTGTATCGGAAGGCGCACAGAACATTAAAGCGTATCGGTGTCATTGGTGAGAGCGATCACAGAGACACGCGGTGCAGCGACAGGGAGCTAGATTTAATACTGGCGAATGTTGGTTACACCAAAATGCCTATTGCTGAGTTGGCTAGATTCGCTATTCATACCGCAATGCGCAGAGCAGAGGTTGTGCGTCTTGAGTGGGATGATCTTGATCTGACTGAGGGTGAAGAATCGGTGTTAATTCGACGGCGTAAACACCCGAAGAAAAAACGTGACGAGCGGGTGCCTTTGCTGCCAGAAGCGGTAGAAATTATCAAAAAGCAGATTTCCGTGTCTGGCGAAGAGAAGTTTATATTTCCATATGATGGCGACAGCGTGTCAAATGCCTTCAGAAAAGCGCGTGAGAAAGCCGGTGTAGGTGAAATCCGCTGGCATGACTTGCGCCATGAAGGATGCAGCCGCTTGTTTGAAAGAGGTTTAGATGCGATGACAGTGAGCCTGTTCAGCGGTCACAAGGACTTGAACATGCTCAAACGCTACACGCACCTCACACCAAAAAAGGTTTTGGCGATGCTGTCTAACTAATTTTCAGCCATCCTATCCATGCCCTCAGAGCGTTTCTGATCAAAAAAACGCTCTACAACTTCCTTGTCTGCCACTCTGCGCTTACCCAACTTGTACGTTGGGATGGGGAACTGTTTATTGTGCAGCGCATTGTGTAAGCCTTTAAGGCTCATCGACATAATCTCTGCAAGTTCCTGCATGGTGTAATACGGTCTGATCATTTGTCTCTCTAGTCTCTTATTTCAGTTTTTCTTAGCTGCTCGACCACATTCAATAATGAATCCTGTGTCTCACATTTATTTTTTAAAGCATCAAGAACCGCATAGTCTGCCGAATTTTCGGCAAGCAAATGCATTACGCGCACGGGCTTTGTTTGCCCCTGGCGATGTAGTCTCGCGTTAAACTGCTGGTAAAGTTCAAGGCTGTAGGACAGCCCGTACCACACGATCAGGCTGCCACCCTTCTGCAAATTCAACCCGTGGCCTGCGGAAGCAGGGTGGGTGAGCAGAACCGGAATCTGTTTTTTATTCCATCTATCGATAACGCTGGGGTCTTTGTCTAAAACGACAGCGTAAGGGATTGCGCCTTTTATTTTTGAGAGGTCGCTTTTGTACGAATAAGCGATCAAGACTGGCTCGTTGGCGGCTTCGACGATGTCAATAAGCGCGTCCAACTTTGCGGCATGTATATTAATAAAGTCCCCATCTTCTGTATATAGGTTACCGTTGCATATTTGCAACAATTTGTTGCACTGAACGGCAGCGTTAACAGAAAGAATATCACCGCCGTCATATGCGACTAGAAAATCACGCTTCATATCCTCATAGGCTTTGCGGCCCTTTGGCGGCAAAACAACAGGCACATTAATATCTATGCGCTCTGGCAAGTCGAGATAGTCATCGGCATTCATGCGTAAAACAACGTCAGCAACTGCGCGGTGAATCGCATCTGCTCGATCAGGTTTGACAGCCCACTGGTTCCACTGCGGGTTGCCGACCAACGTGCAATACTTTGTTAAGAACTTGCCTCTGGTCTTCTCCAGGCGCTGCCCCTGGTCGAGCAAGTACAGTTGCGGCCACAGTTCTAGCAGCGCGTTGGGTGCCGGTGTGCCTGTTAGCTGCACCATGCGCTTAACCTTGCCCAGAACCTTCCGCAGCGCCTTCCATCGCTTTGAGGTGTGAGATTTAAAGCTGCTGCTTTCGTCGATAACAACGCAGTCGTAAGGCCACGACTGGCCCAGTTGATCGACCAGCCACGGAATGTTCTCGCGGTTAATTATGTGCAGGTCTGTGTCATCGTCCAGAGCGTTAAGACGTTTTGGTGCTGTAAGTCCTGCTAAGACTGTATATCGCATGTCGATATGCGACCATGTAGCTATCTCAGTCGGCCATGTGTGCGTTGCAACGCGCAACGGAGCAATGACTAGCGTCTTTTTTATCTTCTTATCACGCTTTAAATCAGATAAGGCTGTGAGGGTGGACACGGTTTTTCCTAAACCCATGTCAATCCAGAGTGCAGCTCCCGAATTACATAAAACAAAATCAACAGCCTTTTCCTGATAAGCGTGTAGGTTTTTGCGGTCTAACATAGCAACGCTTTCCCTTTTTCAATATCATCTATGATATGTACGATAAAGCCGACAGCCTTTAACTTTCTATGGATTGCCTGCTGGTAAGGGGTCGGTAGCTTACCTGGCCCTTTAAACTCAACGATCACTAATGATCCATTCTTAAAATACATGCGGTCTGGAACTCCACGCTGAGAGGGTGATACCCATTTATAAGATAGCCACCCGTTAGCCTTTGCGGCCTGAGTTACCTTCGTTTCGATGTAAGACTCTCTCACTTTCGATACCGTTGGCTTTCGTAGCCTTCCGCTGTTACTGGCAGACCTACAGCCCAGTCAGGCAAAACGCACATTAGTTTTTCAAATTCAGCCAGAGACCCGAAGCCATTAGGCACATCGGCCACGATTTCATCGTGAACGTGAAGGACAATTGGATAGTTTGCTTTTTCAAGTCTTAGAATTGCTTCAGCAAGAAGGTCTCTGGCGACAGCCTGTGTGATCGACTGAACGAGTGAGCCGCCATAGGCTTTAATTTGACCCCATTTGTGCGTGTGGTTATTCATGCCGTTGTAGACCAAATCCATACCGCGATCACCTTCTACAAATTTGGCTTGCGGAAACGACAAAATTCGGCGGCTGGGTAATCTGAAAAGGAGGTCGCCCTTCACAAATTTAAACGCGCCCTTGGCACACTCATAGTCAACATCACGGTTGTCTTTATAGCTAATGGCGTTGCGGGCTTGTTTCTCAACTTTCACCCACAATTTCACGATTGGGTCGTTGGCCTCACGCCAGTCGTTGCGAATTTTAAGTGCCTGATCTTCAGTAACCTCAGTTCCGTAAGCCTCAGACATTTTCTGGAACGCTCTCACGCCGCCTTGGTATCCAAGGGCCAACGTGGCTACTTTGCCGACAAACCGTTGGTCGTAATTCACATCGCTGTACGCTATTCCGTACATCTCTGCGGCTGTAAATTTATAGATGTCTTTGTTATCTTTAAAAATGTCGAGTGCATCGTAGTGGCCTGCAAGCCAGGAAAGAACACGCGCTTCAATGCTTGAGTAGTCAGACACGACTAGCCTGTTACCCTCAGATGCAATCAACATTCCGCGCAGACAACTGGCTAACGACTCCATCGGCTCACCGTCAATCTCACTTGGCTCTCGCAGAGTCATTTGCTCAATGACCGCATCAACATCTTTGATGGTGGGTCGCGGTAAGTTTTGCGGCTGGAAGCCTCTGCCTGACCAGCGTCCTGTTGCAGCGCCGTGATACATCAGCACACCATGTGCGCGGCCATCGCCACCCAGAAGGGTCTTCATCGATTCATATTTCTTGGTGCTGGAGCGTGACAATGCCTGCCTTATTTCAAGAAATTTCTTGACGTTTTCGGGGCATGAATCGTCTGACATAGCCTCTGCAATAGCGGCTTTGTCGTAGCTTGCGATGGTGTAACCCTGTTGCTCAATCCACATCATGGACTTGGCGCGTGACCCTGTTGAATCCATCTGGTTGTTGGTTATCTTTTTAACCTGTGCGTTCAGCACAAGTGAGTGCTTATCGATGATGTCCAGCGCGTTGAAAATGGAGTCGCGGTCAAGTCTTACGCCGCGCCAGTTAATTAACTGATCCACGATCCACACTTGTTCTTCAATACCACGCAGTGGTCTTAATTTATTTCGTATTTCACGCTCGGCTACAACGTCCTGGAGGCAGTAGTCGCACAATTCTTTAAATAGTTCTGGGTCTTTCCTGCGCTCACCGCGATAAGGCTTGCACAGCCTCTGGATAAGCAGCTTGCCGCGCTTAGACTTTGCGGCATCACCAGTCAGGCCAAGCGCCTCGCCGCATTTTCCCAATGCACGGGGGTAAGCCTGTGCGGCTGCAAGGGCTGCGGTATCTCGCCACTGGCTTATAGGCACTTCGGGCCAGCCTAGTACCTGACTCCAAATGCTCATCTCAAAAAAACTATTCCACGCCCACAAAACAGCGCCGCCTGTTATTAAATTAAACAGTGCTGTTGGGACTGGCATATCAGGTGTCCACAGTTTTGGCTCACCGTCATCGACGGCGTAAGCAAGGCATAGAACCTTAGTGCTGTGGTGATCGGCATAGGCATAAGCCCCAGCCTTGAAAATATCGCATTCGCTGTATGTCTCAAAATCGATTGAGATTTTCATATTATCGGTCTCTTTAACCACTCAGTTGATAAAGTGTTGATGGCACTCTGGTAACTTAGACGCTGCTTTTTTGATGGTTTGTTGCGTTTTTTTGGATCAAGGTCTTTGTCTTCGATAAAAACGGAACGTATGGTGCCAGCCCTTTTTTTCTTCATACCCATGCGGTTCTTCAGCAGGGCGTATGGGATGTCTGCAAGTTCCGCGATCTCTTTGATAACGACACTTTTGCCAGATAGGTCTGGGTATCGAGAACCAACGTATGGATAAGACAAAGTTGCTTTCATAAAAACCTCAAAAAAAGGGGCTGACACGCAGCCCCGATCAACTTACTCAGCTAAGAAAATCATCATCAGCAGCGTCATCTGCTTGTTCAGAAGAAATATCGTCAAACATCTCTTCGACTTTCACGCCACCAGCCCCAAAAGTTTCGCCGTCTTTCACGAACTGAAGGGCTAACAAGTTACAGTTAACGCGCTTGCCCCATGTGTTGTTTTGTACCCAAAGTGAAATTGCAGCGTTTACATAGCAACCGGCGTACAGCTTTCCGTCTTCTTCAACCAACTGAACTCGGTCGCGGTCGATGGTGCTTGGCCGCTGGCGGCTGGAACAGCTAACAAACATTGCATTTTCATAGCCGTCATATGCTTTTTCATTGCCGTCCCCCAAAAAGGTCTTCAAACCCTTTGGTATCTCGCCGTTAAAGCTAACCGTTGCGGCTTGCTTTATCGCTTTTTTAAGCTGGTCGAGTTGTTCTTTGTCGCCATCTTTATCGAGCAATAGATTTGCTGAGTATTTAGCTGTTTGGCCCTCTACATATGCCTTCGGAGTCCAGATTTGTGGGAATGATAAGCGTACATTTTTAAGCGTGATTGTAGTCATTAGGACTTTTCCTCATTAGATATATCAGTAAAAAAATCGGCTGCTTCTGGCTTAACAGCAGGGCGTGGATCAGTGTCCTGCGCGAGTGTTGGCCGACCTTCGGGTTTATGGATAAGATCGACGATCTCACCATATCTCGCTTTTCCCAGTGCTTTTTCAGCTTGGGTTGGCGAAATTAGTTTTGACACATAAGCATCATTGCCCAGCATCTGAATTAGTTGTTCCTCTGCAATCTCTGTGTCGAGCCACTTGCGCTGACCACGGCCCGCAACCAATTTGTGGTTGGGTAAAATGCCGCCGTCAAGCAGCAGCTTGTGCGCGTGTTTCTGAACCCCTTGCGCCCACGAAATCAGTGCGTCCATTTTGGGTAAAAGGTTACTGATCTCTTCAACATTTAAGGTGTGCGGCACTTGGACGAGCAGAGGCTCTTCAAGATTGTCGAAATTACTTAGCGTTAAAGAGTAGTTGTGTTCAGCTAACGCTCTGCAAGTTGGCTTGGCTTTGCAAAAATGACACGCCTTTTTGCTGGGGTTATATGTTGGGTCTGGAGACATAGTTCTACGCGCTGCTGGCTTAACAACATCGTTTGCCCATGTGAACAGGTCTTTAGCCCGCATAGAGTAGGTGTCGATGTGATCAAGTCGTGGCTGCACGATGGTCATGCTCACCGTATCGACTTTGTCAATGAACTCATAAGCTGCGCCTAATCCGTACAGCATAAGTTGCTCGTTACGATTGGCGTTGACCTTTAAGCCTTGGCCGTACTTCAAATCTATAACGTGCAGAACGCCATCGTGAAGCACCACATAATCTGCCGTTCCGAAGCCGCCAGCGGCCCATTCTGAGTAGTCAACACGAAGTTCAACATGAGCCTCGTCAGATTCTTGGCTATTGCAGAAGTCCACATATGTTGCGACATGGTTAGCCATATCTGCATCGACGATAAAGCCTTCAAACTCTACGCCTATGAAATGTTCTGGTGGTTTTTGTTTGAGTAGACACTCTTCAGCTAGAGCGTGTGCGGCTGTTCCTTCGGCGGCATAGAAAGATTCTTGCTCTGGAAATGTTGACTCCAGGCTGATGGAGCCAGGGCAGGTCATCCATCGGTGAGCCTTACTAGCACCTAATAATGCATGTTTCATCACTTTAAACCTCATTGAGCAATTTAGTTACTAACTTTTTGTATCTGTGGTTGACACCTTAAAAATAAATTTCTATTGTGTCAACTCCAAAACGACAAACAATTTAGTTAAGAGGCAATAAGTATGAATTTTGTTAGCGAGTTTGCTGATGAAGTGCGGTCAGCGATTGATGATGTGGTGAAATCTTCTGGCGTGAAAAACTGCAACGCCCTGGCTCGTCGCCTGGACGTAAGCAAGCAGGCGTTGAGTAAGTGGCGACAAACAGGGGTTGTTCCAGCCCATAGAGCGTTGCAAATGGAACTAATGGCAAAAGGCGTGGTGTCGTGGAAACGGATGTGTCCAGACATCGTTGCGGATTATGAACAGTCGAGCGAGGTCATTTATGAAACGTCTAGAAAGAATTAAAGAGGTTGCGGGAATTTGGTACTGGCGAGCGGTTGAGAAGGTGACCCGCATCGCGTCACCCATAGCGCATTGGATGTCGGTGAAGCTTTTATCTTTTTCAGCTTACTGCGACCACTGGGCGATACTTGCAAACCAATTAAAAAAATAAATTCAAAATGTGAAGTGAAGAGGTGACGCAATGGCGTTTTTAAAGCAACACGGCCATCAGCTAGTCGATAACGGCTACGAAATTGTTCCCATAATGAAGGGCAAAAAAGCGCCCATGTTAAAAGGGTGGCAGGACATCAGGGCCACTCACGAAGATGTAGATAAGTGGCTTGGGAATGGTCACGCTGATGGTGGTGTAGGCGTTCTCTGCCGAAACACAGTTGCAGTTGATATCGACTGCTTAAATAGAGATGTGAATTACAAGCTGCTCAAGTGGGTAGATGAAAATATCGGCAGGTCGCTAACGAGAGTAGGCCAAGCGCCGAAGTGCATCCTACCTTTTAGAGTTGAGGGCGGCTTTTCTAAGATTCGATCCTGTGAATATGAGGATGAGGTCGGCTCTAAACACGCCGTTGAGGTGTTAGCAGACGGGCAGCAGTTTGTGGCTTACGGCATACATCCTGCGACCAACGAGCCTTACAAGTGGGTTCGTGGCAAGAGTATCGCCGATGTGTCGCATAGTGAGTTGCCGCTAATAACGATAGATCAGGCAAAAGCATTCATTGCCTATTTTGAAGAGATCGCGGGGCAGCAGGACGGCTGGGAATTGGCCCGAAAGGGTATGTCGCCCGCAGACGTTGATCCAGACGACCTGTCGATGTTTCGGCCCAAGATGGATGTAGATGAACAAGGCGTCCGTCAATTACTAGAATCGGTTGATGCGAACTGTCATCACGACGAGTGGGTGAGGGTAGGCATGGCGCTGCATCACCACTTCGATGGTGACGACACAGGCTGGATGATCTGGGACGACTGGTCATCTGACGGTGAGACGTACATCGACGGGCAGTGTGAGCGCAGGTACGCAACCTTTGATAGCAGCAGCAAGACGCCAGTAACCCTCGCCAGCGTGAAGGCTATGGAGGTTGAGGCTGTGCGTGAAGAGATCAAGGAAGAGCGGCTACCTAAGATGCTCAGAGAGTGGGCATTTGTACATGTTGAAGGGTCGGCGCGTGTGATGCGTGAAGACCTAAACAAAGACAATCTGGTGCTGTACAAGCTAGACGATCTAAAAAAAGAACATATGAACTGTCGGGTCTTGTCGGGCGATGAAAAGCCCAAGCTAATTAATCTAGTAGATATGTGGCTTGAACACCCAGAGCGCAGAACCTATGCGGCTGGCCTTACTTTTGCCCCAGATATGCAGGTGCTTCAACGCTACAACCTGTGGCGGGGTTGGAGTTACGAAGCGAGGGAGGGTGATGTGCAGCCGTGGCTTGACTTTGTCACCGATGTGGTCGCTGACGGCAACGCTGTATACGCCAACTATATAGTCGCCTGGGCCGCGCAGATGATCCAGAAGCCTATGACTAAGGTTGGTGTCGGGCTTGTTCTTAGAGGCCGTAAAGGCACAGGCAAGACCAAGTTCGGTGAGATGCTGGGTGGCCTAGTAGCCGCGCATCACAAAATAGTTAGCCGTGCTGAACATATCACCGGCAACTTTAACCGGCACCTTGAAGACACGCTGCTGCTACAAGCAGATGAGGCTTACTGGGCTGGCGCAAAAGCCTCTGAGGGTGCGTTGAAAGACCTGATGACCAACGACAAGATTCAGATCGAGCGCAAGGGTGTAGACAGCTACACGGCGCCAAACTACACCCGCATTTTATTTACCAGTAACGACGACTACGTTGTTCCTGCAAGCCTCGATGAGCGGAGGTTTGCCGTTTTTGATGTCGGCAACTCTAGGCAGCAGGACAGCGAATACTTTGCCGGTCTTACCGCGTGGTATGAGGCCGGTGGGGCCAACGCGCTGATCCATTACCTGCGTAACTTCGACCTGACAAATATCAACCTACGCCTGGTGCCGCAAACTGAGGCGCTTACAGATCAGAAGTTAGAGGCTTTGGATAACGTCACCGCATGGATTTACAACTGCTTGCAGACCGGCGAGATGCGTGAGAACCGCGTAGCAGGCAACGTGGTGAACTTCGGTGAAGAGGCTCCAAAGTCTGAAATATACGACATATATGTAAGCAGCCTCCGATCAAATAAGTTTGAGGTTCCGATGAAGGAGGCACCTTTCTGGAAGCGTATGAAGTCGTTCGACAACATGTTTCAAGACGGCGCTATGCGATCCGATGCGGGTCACCGTTATCGGACAGTGAAGGTCAACACCACTGAGGCGGCACGTTGGATATTTGAGGCTGCAAACAATTTAAGCAACATCGAGTGGGCAACATTAGACATCGGGCCAAACACTGACCCCCTCGATCCTGACAACTGGGGAGATATGTAATGGGAAAAGGTAGCAAGCAACGACCAACTGATCACGATCAGTTCTCTGCAAACTTCGACGCAATATTCAATAAGCCCGTGGTCGATGAGCAAGAAGAAGAAGAGGATTTGTTCGACTACGACTGTGAGCGGTGCGGTGGCATCGATAAGCACGATGTCTATGCGGAACGTGAGGTGAACATGGAGTCTTATGGCGACCAGCGAGTGGAGCGAGTAGAAATTTATTTGAGTTGTATAAAATGTGGAGGAAGTGTTGATGAAAAATAAAGACGTAACAGCAGAGTGGAAGCGACTACAAGAAGAGTGTCCAGCTATAGAAACTAACAAAGCAGCGGCAGAGCAGGGCCAATCGGTGCAGCACATCGTGCCGTTTAAGCTGCCAGTTAACGCGCAGCAAAGAAAGAACATACCAGTCTATTCTGGTTTCTTTGCCTACTTCCCACGAGCCATTGCTGCGGTAGCCCAGGTATCGCTTGCGGGCGGCATTCAGCACGGGCAGACACGCGAGACGCTGCACTGGGATCGACCTCTTTCTGGAGACGAGTTGGATGCAATGATGCGTCACATGATTGACGGGGACTGGGAGCAAGTAGCTTGGAGGGCTATGGCGCACTTGGAAAAGCATTTAGAACGCAAAGAGTAATAAGCAGTAAGCAGTAAGCAGACAGCCCGCTTCGGTGGGCTTTTTTGTGCGTGACCGTTTGATCCTTTGCGGTCACTCGTATTTCTAGGTCAATCCCAAGTTGACGCTATAATAGTACCTCAATAACGAGATACATCAGGGGAAACAAAATGACTATTACAACTATCGAAGCAACCATTAACGCGCAAATTGCTGACCTCGAAAATGCCTTGCAGTCAAACATAAAGAACGATGATCAAGACCGAATCAAGGGATGCAAGTTTGCGCTGATAGAACTAAATATTCTTTTAAATACTTTTAAGCAAGCTGCTTAATCTAACCGCCCCCGAAAGGGGGCAACTAAGGAGAACAAAATGAAAATTGAAACTATGAACCGTGAAAACGCAAAGCTAATCCGTGAAATTCTGCAACAAGAACTCACTCCAATTTTAGAGGCGTATGGTCTGGAATTTGAATTGGGCAACATCGGGTATGACGATGACTCTGCCAAGATCAACGGCTTTAAGGTTAAGACACAGGGCGGCAAGACTCAGAGTCAAAAAGACTTAGACCAAGAATTATCTTGGAGAGAAAAGTTCACAGCGGTTGTGACGCTAGACGCTGAAATCGTCCACAAGAAAGATGGTATGCAGTTAATGCTGGTCGGTTTTAAGCCACGCGCTCGTAAGCGTCCATATATAGCCTCTGACATCAACACTGGCACTTTTTACGACCTCACTACTGAGCAAGCTGAGAAGTGGTTTGCTAAGGAAGAGGTGGCAGCATGAGGGTACTAGTTGCTTGCGAGTACAGCGGTAAAGTCAGAGAGGCTTTCCGCGCCCTTGGGCATGATGCTTGGTCGTGTGATCTTCTGCCTGCTGACGATGACAGCCCTCACCATTTTGAGGGCGACTGTTGGCCGGTAATAGAGAAGGGGTGGGATTTGATAATGATGCACCCACCATGCACTGCATTAGCTGTAAGCGGTAACGCTCACTACGGCACGGGTATGGCAAAGAACGCTATGCGCCACGAAGCCATTAAGTGGACGATGTCTCTTTATGACCACGCAAAGAAACACGCTGACAAGGTGGCGTTTGAGAACCCCGTAGGCGTACTACCTATCAAGCCAACCCAGTACGTCCAACCTTACGAATACGGACATGCTGAGTCAAAGAAGACGGGTCTGTGGCTACATAACTTACCGCCTTTGAAACCCACCAACATTGTTGAGAAGCCAGAGTGTGGGTACTGGGATAACCAAACACCCAGTGGTCAGAACAAACTTGGCCCTAGTGCAGACCGATGGAAAATTAGGTCTGAGACGTACCAAGGCATCGCCGATGCAATTGCGGATCAGTGGGGTGCAGCATGATCATAACAGTGAGTGAGCGTATGCAGTTCACGCCCAAGAAGATCAAGACTACGGGCAGCTACTTCTTTGAAGAAGAGCAGTGCCGAAAGTCTTACTGCAAGTGCGGCTGTAAAGAGCGGTGGGGCGACTGGGTGACTGGTTGCCGTAACTGCGGTCGGAGGATACGCCCGTGACAATTATCGACAGTGGTATAATCAAGCACGAGGTAATTATGAAAACAATTAACGTGTGTCAGCTATCACAGATAAAGAAACGAGAGCGCCGCGAGGCCATCCAGCGGGAGGTCTACGAGACTCTAGCGGGGATAGGTATGGTCGTAATGGTGCTTATCGTCCTTGGCGCTGATAGCTGGATAGAGAGACTCCTATGACCGACAAAGTTGTAAAGCTAAGTGCAGTGAAACCCTCAAAGCCCGACGAGGATGAGGGTTTAGATATTAACCTGCTTCTCACCCTCAACGAGTTCGCTGCGATCATGGACACCTCAAAGGCTAAGAGCTTTGCGGCTGTATCTTGCAGCGAGTCAGGTGAGATCGTTACCACTTGGTTCTCTGCGCTGCCTCACAACGCGCTTATAGGCGCTGTCGAGATGCTGAAGAACGACTACATGTTAAATCAATATATGTCCGATGAGGACGAGGAATAGTTATGACGAGGCGAGAACTGCAAATAATATTGTTCGCAACCACGGTCATGGTACTTGCCGCATTTATAGCCGTTGAGATGTCGAAGTACATCAACGGCTAACCGATTACTCTCCCCTGAGTGAACCTTTGCCGCCTTCGGGCGGTTTTTTTTATGTGCCATAAAATATACTTTGTGCACTGTGGTATACATTTATATGCGCCTATTAGTGCCTGACCCATGCACTTTTATGCATGTCACTCATAGGCTTTTAGCATTTGTGCTACACAAGCCAAGCACTACAATGCCGTCTTAATTGTCGTGTTAACTTGTGAGGATTGTCGTGTTTTTGTGGTGCGTGTATGTAGTAACAATGTTGGTGATGATAGCGGTGGATGATTCCCAGGTGGGAAAAGTCGGTTCCCGTGGGAAAAACTGGTTCCAGTTGGAACATATTATTTCCAGATGGAAAAAGTGATTAAGTTAGTGGATACTAACCTTTAAGGTGTGGGGCGCACAAGCAAGGGCCAAATGCACAGGGTAAAATGGCACCTGTGCGTCCACCTGTGCGTCTGTGAGTTAGGCGTGGTAAGGGATGCACAGGGTGCACAGGGTAATCACTCTTTTTTATTTAATAGAGAATAAAAGATAGATATATAAACCTATAAGGCTATAAAAACCCCAGCTACCAAACATGTCCAATTTTACCTGTACCCTGTGCATTTTGCTTGAAACCCAATGGCTATGCGGCTTTGAGGCGCACAGGTGGCTTTTTTTACCCTGTGCACCCTGTGCGCCCTGTGCAGGCTATTTAGCTCCTGGCAAGGGCCACGATTAGGAAAGGCATCATGGCTGTTATGACTAGTGTTGCACCGGCAATGGCAGCGATGTTGATCAGGTATTGCTTCCGTGCAGCTTTAGACTTTGCTGCTTTGATGCGGGCATCCTTAATCGCTCGACGCTCACGCAGCATGTCGGTGTAGAACTCTTTGCCTGCGGTATAGAGTATGACCTCCCTCAAGTCCCGCTCAAAGTCAGCTATCTGTTTTTTAGCTGTGACGATCTGCAACGCTTCAGCCTCGACTGAACCACTGGTAAGAAACCCTGCTTTTGTTTTGTTGGCAGCTTCAGCAGCTAGGACAGCGTCTCTGCTGTCGTAAAAATTAGCGACACGATCTGACAAGTCCATAATGCTGTGGCCAGCACCGACTGCCCTCGTGATGAAACTATGTGCTGACTTGGCGGCGCTCACCGCCATTGTTATTTCTGCTATCAATGGGATGCTCCGCTGGGGTTGGCTGTGCCTGAGTAGGCATTGATCATTATATCAGCAGCATTCTGTGTCCCCTCATTCAGTCAACCGTCACAGTCAACTATCGTTAGGACACAAACCCACACCCAACAATGCAATATAATGCTGCTCTTTAAGCATCTAACGGGAGCGATCAGCATTGGCTAACACTAAGGTCATTGACTACGAAAAGCTGTACAACCTAGCAAAGATGGGGCTGTCAGAAGAGCAGATAGCTACAAGCCTTGGCATATCAGTGTCTACTATATCCAGGCGTAAGCGGGATGATGACCTATTTGCCGACACCTTAAAGGCTGGCAAGCAGGAAGGCATCACCGCCGTGACCAACCAACTGTTCAACTCCGCTACTGATGCAGCCAAACCCAACACAAGCGCAGCCATATTCTTCCTCAAGAACCGAGCAGGTTGGCGGGATAAGACCGAAGTGGATGCTAACGTAAGCGGTGATGTCACGGTCAATCACGATGTTGATGCTGCACTCGCATCACTCAAGGAAGCTGGCATTGATCCAAGCAAGTTATAGAACGTCCAATGCGGCATTGGATAAAAAGCTATATAAATCAATGACTTACGTCACCGGATCACAAAAAGACGTTGCATTTGATAACCGAATAGCCTGGGAAGCGCCCATTTCAGATGCGCTTCGCAAAATCGAGGTACTCCTGTGGGGCGCTACGCCCCCACATATCTCGTTACACACAGGGCGGTCTTTGTGACAGAAACGGCTTCAAAAAAATCGGGTTCAAAAAAGAAAGTACCTGCTCTGACAGCGGCTCAGAAAAATAAAGCGGAGAAAATCGCGGAAGCCATGCGCGTGGTGAAACTGCACAAGGCCCAGAACCGTCTGAAGTATTGGGAGCCATACGGTTGGCAAGAAGACTTCTACGCCGCTGGTAAAGACAACAAACAACGAATGCTGATGGCGGCAAACCGCGTAGGCAAAACTGCTTCACAGGCAGCAGAAGTAGCATTTCACCTCACAGGCTTATATCCAGATTGGTGGGTGGGGATCAGGTTCACCCGACCTACAAAGATATGGTGCCTGGGCGTGTCCGGTGAGCAGCTACGCGATGTAATCGTTAAAGAATTGTTGGGCATGTACTTGGGCGAGGGGAAGTTCGACGGCTCTGGCCTCATACCTCAAAGGCTTATCTACCAAGTAACCCCTGCGATGGGAACGCCACGGCTACCAAGAGATGTGGCTGTGCGCCATGCGGCGGGTAATACAAGCCTTGTAAGTTTTAAGTCCTACACACAGGGTCAGCATGTCCTCATGGGTAGTTCGCAGGACTACATCTGGATCGACGAGGAGCCGACCGACCCTACCATTTATCCTCAGTGTTTAACGAGGACTGCCACTGGCAACGATGGGAAGGGCGGCTACCTCGTCGGTACTTTGACCCCAGAGAACGGGATGACTGAACTGGTAAGTCAGTTCATGGACAACCCGAACAAGGGCCAGTATCTCCAGAATGTCACATGGAACGATGCGCCACACATCACTGAAGAGACTAAGACCCAGCTTTTAGCGGCTATTCCAGAGTACCAGCGGGATATGCGGTCAAAGGGCATACCCGTTCTGGGTGAGGGCATGGTCTTCCCCATAGCCGAAGAGGCTATAAAGATTGAGCCGTTTGAAATACCGGAGCATTACAAGAAATTGTGTGCTGTGGACTTCGGAATAACGCACCCGACCACCTGTGTCTGGACGGCCTACGACCCTGACTCAGATGTCATATACGTCTATGACGCTTACAAGAAAGAAGGCGAGATTCCAGCCGTCCACTCAACTGTTATCAAGTCCAGGGGTAAGGATATCCCCTGCATCTATCCCCATGACGGCGACAACACAGAGAAGGGCAGCGGCAAAACTCTAGCGGAGATGTACTTGGAGGCGGGGGTGCTGATGATCGGGCGATTCACAAACTCCGATGGCACCAACTACGTCGAGCCAGGACTGATGGAGATGTTGGAGAGGTTTCGCACTGGGCGTTTGCGGGTGTTCAGCAACTTGGTTCCGTGGTTTGAAGAGTTTCGCCGGTATCACCGGAAGAAAGGGAAGATTCACAAAGAATTTGACGATTTGATGGATGCCACGCGGTATTCAGCGATCTCAGTGACCCGCTACGGGCAAAACGCAGTCGAGCGACAGCAACTAACCAACGGACAGTCAGGATATACGACCCATGAATATAACTTCTGAGATAAACGAAGGCGAGTTGCTTGCCTCGTTAGAAAACATGATTAACGCCGCCGACTCATACTCTGAGAGCGAGATCGGTGAGCAGCGGGACAAGGGCCACAGCTATTACTACGGTATGCCGCTGGGTAATGAGCGCACCGGCAGATCACAGCATGTGAGCATGGACGTTTTTGACGCAGTCGAGAGCGTGAAGGCGATGTTGATGGAAACCTTCACGGCTGACCGCAACGTGTGCCGCTTCGATCCGCAAACCGCAGAGGACTTTCTGCCTGCCAAGATGGCTACGGCGCTGACTAACTACATTTTCTATCGTGAGAATAAAGGATCAAAGATTCTGCACGATGTGATTCACGATGCGCTGGTCGCTAAGACTGGAATCGTGAAGCGGTACTACAAGAATTATTATGAGTATGACGAGGAAACCTTTGAGGGTTTAGATGAGGCCAGCTTTAATCAGCTTGCGTCTGATGAGAACGTCACCATCACTGAGTACCAAGACACGCAGCAGGTTGGCGAGACTCAAGACCCGCAAAGTGGTCAGGTTATCGAGGTTCCACAGGCGCTATATAGCGGTGAGCTTTTGCGGAAGATCGATAAGAGTAAAATATGTATTGAGGTTATCCCACCCGAAGACTTCCTTGTAACCCCTCGCGCTACGGATGAAGAGGATGCTGACTTCTGTTCGCACAGAACCAGCCGCACCCGTGGTGAGCTATTAAGTGAGGGCTACGACCCTGACCTGGTCGCCAAGCTGGATGAAGATAAGGACATGAAAGGTGACGGGCGTATAGGCCGTGACGCTGTCGATGGGTTTCGCCACGATGACGATAACAGCGACAACCATGATCGCCAGTACGTCACTATCTACGAAAGTTACATGAAGAAGTACCGCGAAGACTTGCAGAAGTGCGTAGTGCTGAAGGTACTTCACAGCCGCAGAGTTATGTTGGACGTTGAGATAGTCAGCGAGAAGCCTTTTCGGTACTTCACGCCATTCCCACTGCCTCACAGGTTCCACGGTATGAGCCTTGCGGATGTTCTGTTTGATATACAGAAAACGCAGAGCAGCTTGAAGCGTGGCGTGGTCGATCACACCTTTATGACTAACACCTCACGGTTCATCGCTAACCTGTCCCTGGTTAAGAATCCCAGAGACCTGCTACAGAATAAGGTCGGAGCAGTTATCGACGTTAACAGCCCGAACCCTGAGTCGGTTGTCAGACCTATGCCGATGCCTAACCTCTCAGGCACCGTCTTCCAGGCGATTGAGAACCTTGAAACTGAGAAGGAAGCGCGTAGCGGTATGAGCCGTATGGCCCGTGGCATGGACAGCACTGTTGTTAGTAAGCAGAACAGTTCTGACCTGATCACTCAGTTTATGAACGCCAGTAACCGCAGAATCATGGTCATGGCCCGCAACTTAGCTGAGAACTTCTTAAAGCCCCTGATGCACGACATCTACCGCCTAGCGGTGGAGAACGAGTCCCAGGAAAAGATGGTTCAGCTAGACGGCCAGTTTATTCCTGTTAACCCGCAGTTCTTAGGTGACCGTACCGAGATGTCTGTCGCTGTGGCCCTAACGCCTGAAGAGCAGGCACAAGAAGCGCAGATACTGTTGTCACTTGATCAGCAGTTCACGATGAACCCCAACGATCCCAATGTGGGTGGCATGTACAACGCGCCGCAGCGTCACGCGCTGCTGAGTCGCGCATATGAGCTGCTGAACATTAAGTCTGGCGGCATGTACCTGTTCGATCCAAATAGCCCAGAGTTCCAAGAGCAGCAGCAGATGATGCAGCAGCAGCAGGAAGAGGCCGCAGCCAAGCAGGCAGAAGTTGAGAAGTTCAACGCGGGTATGACTGCACGACAGGTTGCCGTTCTGGAAGGCCAGTTAGAACTCGATGTGATGAAAGAGCAGAACAAGATGATCATTGAGATGGAGAACATGCAGCACAACCAGGAAGAGACAGAGAGCCGGTTGATGTTGGATGTTGAGAAGCAGACCCACGAAATGGAGATGTCAGAAGCAGAATTGCAACTTGAAACTGAACAAAAACGCAACGTGAGTATTGGCTAATGACTGAAGATGCGAACAGGTTCGATGCCTTTATAAAAAAGGCTAACGACAAAAAATATGCAAAGAAAAAAACGCGAAAGCAGGCGTTTGATGAATTTCAAAAGTGGAAAGACGGAAAGCTAGATAAAGACACGGCAATGCCTAAAGCCCCTTCGCGGGGGCGTATGGCAAAAATCAAACCTAAACCAACCACAACAGTGGAGTTAACCGATGAGTAATTTAGAAGTGGGCGATATCGCAACTGAAGCGAATGCCGCAAAAGAGATGTTAGACAGCGCAGTTTTTAACAAAGCGTTTCAAACAATGAACCATCAGATAGTAGACCAAATTCTCGCTACGCCCCCAGAAGCAGATGCCGAAAGGGAGCGTTTATACAACATGTTTAAGGCCGGTCAGGTCTTTGTGCAGCAGCTTGCAGGCATGGTCAATCAGTACGAATTAACAAAGACACAGGAAGAAGTGTAAAATAGGAGAATAACCATGTCAGAAGAGCAAACCGCACAGGACTCAACTGAAGCAAGTGGTAACGACATTATTGCTAGACTAACGGCTGCGATGGAGTCCTCGCCAGAGGAACAAACCGAAGTACCTGAAGATGAGCAAGAGGTGGTCGAAGAGACTACCGATGAAGTGATCGAAGAGTCGCAGGAAGTTGAAGAGGAGTCAGAAGAAACTGAGGAGGTCGAAGACCCAACCGAAGAATCTGAAGATGAACCAGAAGCCGCACCTGAATATATAACCGAAGGCAATATCGAGATCGACGGCGAGTCCGTATCGGTTGAAGAGATTAAACTTGGTTACATGCGACAGGCTGATTACACCAAGAAGACGCAATCTGTTGCCGAACAGCGTAAAGCCGCCGAAGAACAAACGGCTACTTACGAATCCTCATTGAGCGCCCTCTTGACCGCTGCTGGAGCAGACCTATCACGGTTCGATAACGTGAATTGGGAACAAGCCGCAGTGGACAACCCCGATCAATACAAGCAAGCGAAGGCTATGTTTGAGCAAACGAAGCAGACGCACGATTTTATTCGCGCACAGGCTAACGAGCATCAACAGCGTTCTGAAAAACAGCAACAGGCGGCAGCAAAAGAAAGTGCCAAAGAAAGCCTGACTGTACTCAAATCAACAATCCCTAATTGGAATAATGACTTGTACTACTCAATTGGTGAGTACGCAACAAAGTCGTTAGGCGTGACCTCTGAAGAATTCAACGAGACCCACGACCACCGAATGATTACGGCATTGTACAAAGCTATGAAGTTTGATCAGGCGAAATCGGTTACGCAAAAGAAAGTAAAAGCGACACCGAAAAAAACTTTATCGGGCAAGAAAGCAGAACCAAAAGATTTAGGAAAAAAGGACAACTATCGCAAGTCGCGTCAACGTCTAAAAAATTCTGGCTCTATGGAAGATGCTGTTCAAGCCCTCTTGAACAAAACTTAACTTTTAGGTAAATAATCATGCCAGTAGTAGCTAACACTTTAAAAACTTACGACCAGGTCGGTCTAAAACAAGATATTGAGGATATAATTTACGATATATCTCCTACTTTGACGCCCTTTACTTCTTCAATCGGAACAGGCACAGCATCAGCCACGCTACACCAGTGGCAGACATCAGAGCTTGCTGCTGTAGGCGCTAACGCCGCAGTTGAAGGCGCGGATGCAGGCGCAGCAGCTAACAACACTACCACCATGAAAACTGCTAACACGCAGATTTTCACCAAGGTAGTTCAGTCTTCAGGAACTTCTGAAGCTGTTGAAAAGCACGGTAGAGATTCAGATTTGGCGATGAACGTGGCCATGAAAGGCAAGGAAATGCGTCGAGATATCGAATTCGCATTCGTTGGCGCTGGACAGGCAGGTACTGCCGGTAACGCAACTACTGCTCGTCAGCTAACCTCTGCTCAGAACCAGATCAACGCAAGCACCACTAACACTGCCGGTTCTAACCGCACCTTCACTGAAGCGTTGCTGTTGGGTACTTTGCAGTCTGTATATGAAGCTGGTGGCGATCCTAACCAGATTCAGGTGACTCCATCTCACTCCGTAGTAGTAGCTAACTTTGCTGCTTCAGCAGGCCGTGAGCGTGACTTCAGCACTGGCACCAAGCTAGTGAATAGCGTGGATTTATATGTGTCGCCATTTGGCGAGTGTTCAGTGGTTCCAAATCGCTTCCTCCAAGCCAACTCTTGCCTGGTGCTTGATACCGAATATTGGTCACGCGCAGTTCTGCGTCCAATGCAGACTATCAACCTCGCCCGTAACGGCGACAGCGAGAAAAAGCAAATGATCACTGAGCAAACTTTGGTTTGTGAAAATGACAAAGCGTCAGGTCTTATCAACGCGCTAACTGCTTAAAGCAATAAAACTGGGTGGCCCTTCGGGGCCATCCTTTTATTTATTTAGGGAGGTTACAAATGTCCGGTTTCTCAACTGGCGAAATGATCGCAAATGTTCAACACGATCAGAGCGATGACAAAATCCACATAAGCCACAGTCAAGACGTTAGCGGAATTCTTGAAGCCAATAAAAAGGCCAGAGAACAGGCTGAAGGTCAGCGCATGGGCGACATGGTTCGCGTAGCGACAATACCTGATGTGGTGGCTGTTGAGTGGATGCAAGAAGGCATCAACGTGATGTCACCAAACCGCGAAGATTTAATACGCATGAAAAAGAAACTCAATTCACCAGAGTACGCTTATTTACGCACAGGCGGCGGCAGACTATGAGTATGACAACCCTAGACGGCCTCAAAGCCTCAATTGCTAATTGGTTAAATCGAACCGACCTAGCAACTGAAATTCCAGATTTTATTGAACTCGCGGAAAACAGAATATTCCACGAAGTTCGCGTTCCAACTAACGAAAAAACAGTTTTGCTAACTATAAACACTGACGGCTATGCAACGCTGCCTAGTGACTTTTTAGAAATCAAAGATGTTTTTTGGAACTACGTCCCCTTGGACAGAATATCTCTGTCTGACATTCACAGCTACGTTCCCGCGTCTGGCAAGCCAACTTACTTCGCCAGGGAAACGTATAGGTTGAAGTTTTTTCCAACTCCCACCGTTGTGGCTGCTGATGAGTTACGAATGATCTACTACTACGATTGTGGACGCTTAACTAGTAGCGAACCAACAAACGTGATGCTTTCACTAGCCCCTGAACTGTATCTGTATGGCGCTCTCGTCGAGGCCGCTAACTTCTTAGGATCAGATTCTCAAAAGTGGGAGATAGGCTACCAGCAGGCTTATGGCCGATTGGTGAAACACGCCCGTGACTCTGAAGTGAGTGGAGCAACATCTCAAGTAAATAGCGGGTACTAAATATGAGTGGTTTTTTTGGTGACAATCCGACAGACACAGTCGTTGGGTCTACGGACGCGACAGAATCAACAATCGCAGAAGATGCAGTCGCGCAGACGGACACAGCAGGTGGCTTTTACCAAGGATCGCCCGATCAAACCACGACTGATGCCTACACAGCCGATGCCCTAGCATCTAAAAACGCAGCAGCCATATCTGAGGCCAACTCAGCTACATCTGCGGATGATGCGGCTACATCTGAAGCCAATGCCGCAACGTCAGCTACAAATGCGTCTAACGTAGCATCATCGATTGCGGGTGATGCGTCAGCGGCAACTGCATCAGCGGCATCTGCACTCGCTTCAAAAAATGCGGCTGAGACTGCTGAAACAAATGCTGAGACTGCTGAAACTAACGCTGAGACTGCCGAAACTAATGCGGCATCAAGTGCAACGTCAGCGGCTACCTCCGCATCTACTGCAACGACTAAATCTTCAGAGGCATCTACCTCCGCGAGTAATGCGGCAACTTCAGAGACAAATGCAGCAGCGAGCGCAGCTACTGCGACTACAAAATCTGGCGAAGCCTCAGTGTCAGCTTCCAATGCCGCTACCTCCGCAGCGCAATCCGCAGCATCTGCCACCTCTGCCAACACAGCGAAAGTAGCTGCTGAACTGGCTGAGACTAATGCCGAGACCGCAGAGGTAAATGCAGAGACCGCTGAGACAAATGCTGTTGCAGCTAGAGTGTCTGCGGAAACTGCTGAGACACATTCGGAAACTGCACAAGCTGCATCTGAAGCCGCACAGGTTTCTGCCGCAGCATCTCAATCCTCCGCTGCTGCAAGCGCGTCAAGCGCGACAGCTTCGGCTACTTCAGCGGGTACATCTGCGTCAAACGCCAGCGGTTCTGAGTCAAGCGCCCAGAGCGAAGCCGCAGCAGCCGCAGCAAGTGCCGCAGCCTCCAGCACATCAGCCGCAAGTAGCAGCACTTCAGCAACAACGGCCACTAACCAAGCTGGTATAGCGACTACAAAAGCTACACAGGCTGCAAATTCAGCCTCCAACGCGGCTACATCTGCGTCTACAGCCACAACTAAAGCGTCAGAGGCTTCGACTTCTGCTGCATCTGCCGCAACAACATTGAGCAACATCACTTCACTATCTGCCGCCACTGGTGCCGCAGGGTCTTCTGCTGCATACGACAGCAGCACTGGTGTGCTTACCGTGCCTCGCGGAGACACAGGAGCCACTGGCAGTACCGGCCCTCAAGGTCAGCAGGGCATCCAGGGACTAACTGGAGCTACTGGCGCAACCGGCGCGGACTCCACTGTCGCAGGGCCACAAGGAGCTACAGGAGCTACAGGAGCTACAGGTGCTACAGGTGCTACCGGCGCGGACTCTACTGTCGCAGGGCCACAAGGTCAGCAGGGTATACAAGGTGCCACTGGAGCTACTGGTGCTACTGGTGCTACTGGTGCTGCGGGTAGTGACGGTAGTGACGGTAGTGATGGATCAACAGGGCCACAAGGTTCCACTGGCTCAACTGGGCCACAGGGTGCAACTGGCCCACAAGGGCCGACAGGTTCTACGGGAGCTACTGGTGCTGCGGGTTCTCCCGATACGGCAGCACAGGTGCTGACTAAAGTTAAGACTGTAGATGGCTCAGGCTCTGGCTTAGATGCAGATTTACTTGATGGTAAGAATGCTTCCGAGTTTGTTGAGCATATGGATGGTTCACGAACTAACGC